TTATTAGGTGTAGACGATTGGAAGGAAATCAAAGACGTTCCTGCCGCACTACAAAAAATTAGAGATACAAAAGACTTTTGGATAGACCTTAAACCAACTGCAAATCATCAAAACTTATTAAACATTATAAAAGACTTAAAAGGAGAGTATAAGATATTAAGTGCTCCTATGTCTGATGATGAAAGAGTTGAACCTAGCAAACGTGAATGGGTAAAGAAACACTTAACAGCTTTTCCACCTAAGGAAGTTATTATTAGTGCAAACAAAAGCCAATATGCAACACAACCAGATGGTACACCAAACATACTAATAGATGACTTTGGTCAAAATGTTGCTAAATGGGAAGCCTCAGGCGGTGTAGGATTTAAACACAAGGATCACAAGTTTGAAAGAACTGCAAACAACTTAAAACAATATTTTGACAAACCAGTTGAGGAAAGAGAATTGACAAAAGGAGAAGAAAAAGATAAAGAACGTTTCGTAAAAGGAATGAAGAAAAATGCTAAAGACTTTAAAAAACGTTATGGTAAAGATGCTAAAGCAGTTATGTATGCTACTGCTACTAAGATGGCTAAAGAAGGCGATCTTATACCTCTTCCGAAAAATAGTTTCTCGGTAGATTCAGATGCTACAGACTATGACTTTATGAAACTAGGACGTAACATGGCTAACATTAAAACAACTGAGCCAGATGATGCTAATATGGGTGATCAAGATATCTTCTTAAACTTCTTTGGTGGAGACATAGAAGCTAAACACATGATTTCCAACCTTAAGAGATTAGGATATAAGGTTGGTGATGTAAGTGGTTATCAGGATCATAACTTTGACCCAGAGCCTACAGATGGAGAAGCACCACCACAAGTTAAGAGCAAAGATGTTCCAGATTTTATTGGTAAGAAGGGCAAGGTTCCTTTAGATAGATTAAAGTCAGTACAACGTGATCGTAGTTGGCAAAAGCTAGGTAAAGCACTACAACGCACAGGAGAAAAGAAGTATGCTCCTATACTATGCGATATGGACGGTTGTATTGTTAATGGGCATCATAGATACGATGCACTACGTTTACGTGGCCAAAAAGAAGCCAGAGTACACATGATCAACGGCCGTTTAAAAGAGATCATGCAACTAATGAAAAGATAAATATTATTATGCGTTTAAGAGAAATCAAAAAAAATAAACCAAGTAAGCCAAGAGATCCTAATTTCCAGGCTATGCAGAATCTACGTAAAAGTGGAGCCGCAGGAAGCCATGGCGATAAAACTAAAGATATTCCACGCAAAGAAAAACACAAGGGTAAAGCATACGATATAAACACTGATGAAAGCGGTATCATGTATCGTGCAGGTGTTAAGAAGTATGGCAAAGCAGGAATGAAAGCTATACAAAGTGCCGCTGGTAAAGGTGCTTCACACCAAGAGATAGGTAAAATTAAAGACAAGCATTTAAAAGACGAAGTAGGCGAAACTGCTACACCAGGTGCAACTAGCGCCGGTAACATAGCAACAGTGGCTAATCCACACATAGCAAACAGCAAAGCAAAGCCTAAGAAGCAAAAACCAACGGATAACGCACTAGATAACAAGAGTCACGGATTATTTGGTCAACCCTTAAAAAGGCTAAATAATAGTAAGGAAACGCAAATGAAAAGCAAAGACTTAATACAAGAAAATTTAGCCGACGAGGCTTCTAAAGTAGAGCAAGATCATGAAGTACAAATGGCAAGAGCCCAACTGTACAAGATTGCGAAGTATTCTATTAAGTTACACGAGATGCTTAAAAACGTTTCAGAACAAGAAGGATTAGAAGGTTGGGTACAATCTAAGATCACAAAAGCATCAGACTACATTGGTGCAGTATATCACAACATGGATTACGAGCAAAAGTTTGAACAAGTTAGTGAAAACATTAACGAAGCAAAGGCTTGTAACTGTAATGAAGATTGTGCTTGTGGCGGAAACTGTACACCAGACTGTAACTGCGGACCTAACTGCAACGAAAGTGTTAAAGAAGAAGTTTTAGACGAAAAAGATCCTTGTTGGAAAGGTTACAAACAAATAGGAATGAAGAAGAAAGGTAAAAAAGAAGTACCTAACTGCGTTCCTGAAGATTACACATCATCTTTAGCAGATAGATTAGAAGCAGAGAAGTCCGAGTATGTATACGAAAAACAAAAAGGCGTTGACGGCAAAGTATGTTGGAAAGGCTACAAACGTATGGGTACAAAGAAAAAGGGCGGTAAAACTGTTGATAACTGCGTAAAGATGTAATGAAAATAAAACACCTCACAAACGAAACATTCACCGTTAACGAAAATCCATTTGCAACAGCCTTGAAAAAAGCTAAAGCAGGTGCAGAATACTTTACTGGTGACGATGGTGCAATAGCAAACACAGCCAAACAAATGAGTAAGAAGTATGGCGGAGCTCACGGTGGCAAAGAACCTAAGAAGCCAGGCTTTGGATCTGCATTACGCAAAGGACTAGGACTTGGTCCAGATGACAGCAAGGGCAAGGGTAAAACTGCAAAAGCACCTAAAACAAATACAAAAGCGGCGGCTCCAACTGTAGAGCCTAAAGTTGTTGCAAAAGGCTCTCCTATTAGAGACGTAGGTGATCTTCCAAGCGGTAGTGCATACCAAGATGGAAAGTCTACTTGGACATATACAGGCACTGAGTGGACAGATGGAACTAACAAGCTAGACGCAAATACTGGCTGGAGAAAGTTCCAAAAGGCCATTCAAAAAGGCCAGGCTTTCGTAGCTAAAAAATAAACTTCCGATAAATACTTTAAATTAACAATAGAGGAGCATTATGGCCTTTTTAGTTCATAACCTACCGCCGGTTGAAGTATATGTAAAGAAAGAATACTTATACGATCTAGAAAAGGGTCATGGAGAGTTCACTCCAGGTCATTGGATATCTATTAGAAGTATTATGGGCAAGGCTCTATACTTTGAAACACTACTTACAGAATATGGTGCATTATACGACAAACTTCCTATTAGTGCATTTGTTTGGAAAACTAACATAAATCAAGAAGATCAATTACCACTAGATACACTACAGATATGGGATTGCTTTGATTACGATATTACATTAATTAAAAAGCCTATGTTAGCTGATTGTGAATTCTTTGGTAAAGATAAGAAAATGCACAAGGGCGAATACTTGTTTACACTTGATACTTGCCATGCACAACACTCTACACTAAACGTAAACTTTTCGGAACATGATCCAGAACACAAATCATTTAATATTATCAAAATGAAGAATGGACAGTTTGCGGCACAACCAAATAACAGAGTTATTTTTACAGATCAAAGTTTAGTACTAGGTGAACGCAAGACTCCAGATTTCAAAGTTTGTACACAAAATTACACAGTAGAAAATAATCCAAAATGGTCCGTTGGACATACAGACGAATGGGCTTACAAAACCAAAGACGAAGAATCCAAAACTGATTAAGATTAAATAACTGTATGTTGATCCCTAACGTACAGAATTTACAGTTTAACGAACAAGCAGACGTTTTTACAATGATATATGAAGGTGCTGAATCCTTGAAACCAATTCTTACGGAAAAGATCAAAGCACAGGGAGATCAGCAATATAGAAAAACTAATGTTCAAGCAGACATGACTAAATGGACTATGTTTAATGATCCTGATTTCCAAAAGATTATTGACTTTGCTATTGACGTTATCAAAGGTGGTCTAGTCAGTATTCCAACAGGAAAGTTCTTTGCAACAGATTGTTGGGGTGCTTGTTATAAGAAAGGTGATAGTTGTAACGCACACGCACATCACCCAGCTATTTGGAGTTTCGTTTATTATGTAGATGCAGAACCAAATGATGCACCACTAGTATTTCCAACTAGCCAAAATGCAATATATCCAAATACAGGATTAATGATTGTGTTTCCAGGTTGGGTAACTCATAGTGTGCCACCACAAGAAAATGATAAAGAAAGAATTGTGATTGCCGGCAACATTTCTATTGACAGACAACAGGCAACGAGTGTATAATATAAAACTAAATTAGGAGAATATCATGAGTGATAGAGTATATGGACCAGACGAAAAGCAGAAGCTAGAACGTTTGGTAAATGAAGGTGCTCAAGTAATGCAGGAAGTTGAAGACTTGAATGCAGGTTTAAAGGATACTGTGAAAGCAGTAGCAGAAGAACTTAACATGAAACCAGCACTTATTAACAAGGCAATTAAAATTGCACATAAAGGCGATTGGTCAAAAGTAGCAGATGCTTTTGATGATTTAGAAACTTTGGTAGTTACAGTAGGCAAAGACAAGTAGTGAGTATCTCGGCGTTTTTTAAAAAAAGCTACGAGTCTCACCCAAGAGCATTTTACCTTGAAATGGTTAGTGCTATTACGGTGATTATAGGTAGTGGTATTCTTACCTATACAGTTCTTGCACCAAGGCCAGACATATTCATTCCATTTTATTGGATTGGAAGTGTTACAGGATTCTTTGGAGCATATTATAGAAGTTCAGCATGGGTTATGGTTTTAACCGCATGGTTTACAACTATGAATACCATAGCACTTTGGAAGTTATTTTTATGATTTATATGGTTGACATCGACGGAACAATATGTTATACTACAGGTAGTAATTATGAAGAAAGTAGGCCAATTCAAGATAGAATTGATCACTTCAATAAACTATATGATGAAGGACATGAAATTAATTATTGGACAGCCAGAGGTGCTAAATCAGGCACTGACTGGTACGGATTTACTAAGGCACAATTACTCAATTGGGGAGTTAAATTTACAACACTAAAATTAGGCAAACCACATTACGATATTTGGATAGATGATAAGGCACAAAATGACAAAGAATATTTTAGAAACAAGAGATATACAGGCTAAACCATACCAACCTTTAGCATGGTTGTTCACTGCAACCTTGATAGGAGCCGCAACAATGGCGGCGTTTAATATGTACCCTTGGTACAGTTATGCGTTCACAGTATCAAACTTAGGTTGGGTAGTAATAGGTATATTATGGAAAGAAAAGTCCTTGATTGTTTTAAACGCAGGACTTACAATAATATATATAATCGGTCTAATCAGTGATTGGATTAACTAGAAGGTATAGTCGGCCACAAGCGACAGTTTGGTATTTGCCAGCCTCAAATGGCATACAAAGGAGAATAAATGAGCTACGTAGACGCACAATTCGATCGTGACCAAGACGTTATAAGAGTAGTTGAACGTAAAGAAGGTAAACGACATTTCACAGAATATCCTGTAAAGTATACATTCTATTATAAAGATCAAAGAGGAAAGTATAAAAGTATTTACGGTGATCCCCTAAATAGAATCGTAGCAAGAAACACAAAGCAGTTTAGAAAAGAACTTGCTATAAATCAAAACAAAGAATTATTTGAAAGTGATGTTAATCCAATATTCCAATGTTTAAGTGAACAATACTTAAACGTAGATGCTCCTAAACTTAATGTAGCATTTTTTGATATTGAAACAGACTTTGATCCTGAAAGAGGATTTGCTGATCCAAGCGATCCATTTATGCCAATTACTGCAATCACAGTACACTTGCAATGGCTAGATAGTCTTGTTACATTTGCTATTCCGCCTAAGGGCTTAACAATGGAACAGGCAAAAGAACAAGTAAAAGATTTCCCTAATACATATTTGTATGACAAAGAAGCAGATATGCTTGAAGCATTTCTTGATATTATACAAGACAGTGATATACTAACAGGTTGGAACAGTGAAGGTTATGATATTCCTTATACTATCAATCGTGTTGCAAGAGTTTTAAGTAAAGACGATACTAGACGTTTTTGTTTATGGAAACAACTTCCTAAGAAACGTGAGTATGAGAAGTATGGTAAAAAAGCAGAAACCTATGACCTAATAGGTAGAGTGCATTTAGATAGTTTAGAATTATATCGTAAATACACTTATGAAGAAAGACACACTTACAGGCTTGATGCCATTGGTGAAATGGAGATCGGTGAAAAGAAAACTGTGTATGAAGGTACACTCGATCAACTTTATAACAATGACTTCAGAACATTCATCGAGTACAACAGACAAGACGTTGCACTACTGGACAAGCTGGATAAAAAACTAAAGTTCATAGATTTATCAAATGAACTAGCTCATGCAAATACTGTTTTGCTACAGACCACAATGGGTGCAGTAGCAGTTACAGAACAAGCAATTATTAACGAAGCACATCATAGAGGACTACAGGTTCCTAACAGGCCAAAACGTGATGAAGAAAATACTGCGGCGGCAGGAGCCTATGTTGCATTTCCTAAGAAAGGTGTACATAAGTGGATAGGTAGTATGGACTTAAACAGTCTATATCCTAGTGTTATTCGTGCATTGAATATGGACCCGGCAACTATCGTAGGACAACTACGTCCAGAACATACAGAAGCATACGTACAAGATCAAATGACATTACAGAAGAAGTCATTTGCAGGTGCTTGGGAAGGTAAGTTTGGTACACTAGAGTATGAAGCAGTTATGGAGAAAAGAAAAGATTTCAACATAACAGTTGACTTTGAAAATGGCGATAGCGAAATGTTAAGTGCCGCGGAAGTGTATAAACTTATATTTGATAGCAACCAACCTTGGATGCTTACAGCCAATGGTACAATATTAACTAATGAACATGATGGTGTTATTCCAGGACTACTAAAACGTTGGTATCAAGAACGTAAAGAATTACAAGCTATGAAAGGCAAAGCCATTGAAGCAGGTAATCAAACAGAGATTGCGTTCTGGGATAAAAGACAGCTAGTTAAGAAGATTAACCTAAATAGTTTATATGGTGCTATTCTTAATCCAGGCTGTAGATTCTTTGATAAACGTATTGGTCAAAGTACAACACTTACAGGTAGAGCTATTGCAAAACATATGAGCGCCGAAGTTAATAAAGTTATTACAGGCACATATGATCACGTAGGTGATAGCATAATATACGGTGATACTGATTCTGTTTATTTTAGTGCATATCCTATACTAAAGAAAGAGATTGAAGCAGGACAGATTCCTTGGACAAAAGATAGTGTTATAAAATTATATGATCAAGTATGCGGAGAAGCAAACAAAACATTTGGCAAGTTTATGATGCAGGCATTCCATTGTCCAAAAAGCCGGTCGGACGTTATTGCGGCGGGTAGAGAGATTGTTGCAGAATCAGGATTGTATATTACAAAGAAACGTTATGCGGCTTTGATATACGACAACGAAGGAGTACGTACAGACGTAGACGGTAAAGCTGGTAAGGTAAAAGCTATGGGCTTAGATCTTAAACGTTCTGATACTCCTGTGTTTATGCAAGACTTCTTAAGTGAAATACTTATGATGGTATTGCAAGAAAAAAGTGAAAAAGATATACTAGAACGTATCAGTGAATTTAGAACAGAATTTAAACTGCGTCCTGGTTATGAAAAAGGTAGTCCTAAACGTGCAAACAGAATCGGTGACTATCAACGTAAAGAACAACGTGAAGGTAAAGCTAATATGCCCGGACACGTTCGAGCAAGTATTAACTGGAACACATTGAAACGTATGAATGGTGACAAGTACAGTCAAGAGATTGTTGACGGTATGAAAGTTATTGTTTGTAAACTAAAACAAAACCCACTAGGCTATACTAGTGTTGCATATCCAACAGATGAACTTAGACTGCCAGAATGGTTTAAGGAACTTCCGTTTGATGGCGATGCTATGGAGGAAACAATTATTGACAACAAACTAGGCAATTTAATAGGGGTGTTAAATTATGACGTGGCAAGTACACTTCAGAAAAACACATTTAATAATTTATTTGACTTTGGAGGCGCAGATGAAAGCTAAAAGAAATAGACTTGAAAGAAAGCTAGACGAGTACAATCACACAATGGAATTAGTAAGAACCATTGTACCGATTGCAGTTTTAGTATTACAAGTAATCATCTTAATGAAGTTGGTATAGTATGGCAACACATGGAATGATAGATTTGGAAACACTAGGCGTAGAGCCAGATAGTGTTATTATCACCGTTGGTGCAATTAAGTTTGATCCATACTCCGACGAAGAGCCTCATAATGGATTATATTTACGTTGTGATATCGAAGAACAGTCAGAACAATTAGGTAGAACTATAGACGATAACACAATGGAGTGGTGGACAAAGCAACCACAAAACATTCAAGACGAAGCATTTGGAGAACACGAAGATCGTGTAAACATGGATCAACTTACAAAAGCTCTTAATAAATTCTGTGTAGGTGTTGATCAATTATGGTGTCAAGGTCCTTTGTTTGACTATGCTATATTACAAAACTTATATAAGAATGTTAAAAAGCCTTGTCCGTGGAACTTCTGGCAAATTAGAGACAGTAGAACTGTGTTTAGTATGATGCCAAGTGATCCACGTAAAGCAATACAAGAAGAAATGCACAATGCACTTGCAGACTGTTACTACCAAGCAAAATGTATTCAATCAACTTTTAAACACTTTGGAGTTAAAAAATGAAATACAAAGCACAGAGTAACATACTAAAGAAAGGCGAGGACAGTATTTCTTTTAGTGTACAAAAACGTAAGAAGGTAGCACACATAAGGTACTATTATGTATATGACGGACACAAAGAAGATGTCATTTGTAGTCTATCAGATGCAGATGAAAGATATGAAAATGCCATCAAGGCAGGATATAAGGTAGCATTTTAATGGACGATATAAAAAAGATAATAGAAGAACTAAAGGAATATAGGGCAGAACTTGTACACAAGAACTATCCTATGGGAAGAATAAACGAAATAATAATGAAGTGGGAAAACAAATCCGTAAAAGTTATAGACAATGACGATATGGATCCACTTGGAGAGGAAGAAGATTGAAAATATTATTAACAGGTAGTAAGGGTTTTGTAGGAAGCCACCTCGTCAAAAAATTGACGGCTCATCAAGTATTTTGTCTAGATAGAGCAGATGGTAACGACTTACTTACTTGTGATTTAAACTATGATGTTGATCTAGTAATTCATTTAGCAGGTGAAAGTGGTATAGGTAAAAGTTTAGAACATCCTAATCTATACTGGCAGAACAATGTTATAGCAACGAAAAGATTATTTGATCATTTTAAAGGCACAAGGATTATGTATGCAAGTTCTAGTACTGCAAAAGAACCTAACAGAAATCCTTATGCTATGACAAAATACACATTAGAAAGACTTGCACCACAAACAAGTACGGGACTACGTTTTTGCACTATATATAGTAACAGTCAGCAAAGGCCCAATATGTTCGTACCTCGTTTACTACGAAAAGAAATACAGTATATTCATACTAATCATAAGCGAGATTTTATCCATATAGATGATGTTTGTAGTGCCATTACGTTTCTTATGAATCGTGATGCACCTGGTGTATATGATATTGGAACGGGTATAAGCACACCGTTAAAAGAAATTACTGATTTTTTTGATATACAATGTGAAGAAAAAATTGGTGGTGAAAACGAAAGGTTATGCAATAAAGCTGACATTTCGAAATTAACAGACTTTGGATGGTCACCTAAGATCAAATTATTTGAGTACCTGAAGTCGCAAAAGGACTTGACTTTATGATTAAAGTTATGTACAATATAACAATGGAGAAAAATCAATGAAAGATATCTTACAAGATGTAGTTGCACATACACATTCGCTAGGTTTTCTTAATCTAGTGAAAGTTACAGGAGATGATGCAAATACACAAATCGAAAGTATGGCAGAAGATAGAAGTGTTATTCTAACTGCTGATACTAAAAATCCTGTAACAGAGTTTGCGGCAACGTTTGGTATGCCTAACTTAGATAAACTGGCTTTACATTTAAAGAATCCAGAGTATCAAAAGAATGCAAAACTTTCAGTAGAGAAAGCAACTAGAAACGGCGAAGAAGTTCCAACACATATTCACTTTGAAAATGAAGCTGGTGACTTCCAGAATGATTATAGATTTATGAATCAAGAGATCATTAATGAGAAACTTAAAAGTGTTAAGTTCAAAGGTGCTAGTTGGGAAGTAGAATTAGAGCCAAGCATGGCAAGTATTCAAAGAATGAAATTGCAAAGTGCGGCACATACAGAAGAAACTGTGTTTACTGTAAAAACTGAAAACAACAATTTAGTATTTTACTTTGGTGATCACAGTACACACGCAGGATCATTTGATTTTGCAAAAGGTATTACAGGTGAACTTAAACACGCATGGAGTTGGCCAGTAGCACAGGTACAATCTATTTTAGGACTAGATGGAAAACTTACAATGAAGATTTCCGATCAAGGTGCTATGCAGATTAGTGTTGATAGTGGAATGGCTACTTACAACTATATTTTGCCTGCACAATCTAAGTAGGAGAAGTGAGTGAATACGAATCTAACTAATGCACAAAAAGACTATGCAGTATTTCTCCCTGCCATTAGTGGGTTCTTTGCAACGTTTGTTGGTAAACAACGTTATGAGGAATACGTTGAGAAAGGCAGAATACCAAAGAACTTTCCAACGGAAGTAGAAAGTCTTAACTGGCTTGAACCTAAAGCTAGTATGTTCCAATACCATTGGAGTTTATATTCGGCAGGACACGCCGAGCTAGATGTAAACAAAGACTCGCCTAAAGAGGATATGATCCGTAATAGAGATCGTAACAATAGTTGGCTACTTGGTGATTCAGGTGGTTTCCAAATAGGTAAGGGTGTATGGGAAGGTGACTGGAAAGATCCTAATTGTCCTAAAGCTAAAAAGAAACGTGAACAAGTCCTTACGTGGATGGACGCATATATGGACTATGGAATGATACTTGATATTCCTGCCTGGGTGTCAAGAAGCCCTGCTGGTGCAAAAGCAACGGGTATTGACAATTATCAGGATGCCGTAAACGCCACTCGTATAAACAACGATTACTTTATGAAAAATCGTAATGGTAATTGTAAGTTCCTAAATGTATTACAAGGTGAGAATCATACAGATGCTGAAGATTGGTATCAGCAAATGAAAGACTATTGTGATCCTAAGAAATACACAGATCACTTTAATGGTTGGTCCATGGGTGGACAAAATATGTGTGATATTCATTTAGTATTGAAAAGATTAGTAGCACTACGTTTTGATGGTTTACTAGAGAAGGGTAAGCATGACTTTATGCACTTCTTAGGTACAAGTAAACTTGAGTGGGCTACATTACTAACTGACATACAAAGAGCAGTTCGTAAGTACCATAATGAAAACTATACTGTAACGTTTGACTGTGCAAGTCCGTTCTTAGCAACTGCTAATGGACAACTGTATATTCAAACAGAAACACAGGATAGAAGCAAATGGGTATATCGAATGGTGCCAAGTATTGATGATAAGAAGTATGCTAGTGATACTAGAAACTTCCGTGATGCAGTATTGGCAGATGGTATATTTAAAAACTTTACAGATAGTCCTGTTACTAAAGGATTAGAAGTTAAAGACATTTGCATTTATGCTCCAGGAGACCTAAATAAAATAGGTAAGGAAGGTAAGACATCTTGGGATAGCTTTAGTTATGCTATACAGATGGCACACAACGTATGGAGTCATATTAATGCAGTACAAGAAGCTAACAGATGCTATGATAACGGAATATATCCTAGTATGTTAGTACAAGAGAAGTTCGATAGGTTATACTTTAGAGATATTGTTGAGGCTATATTTGCCACAGACAATAGAGATAAAGCAAATGAAATCATCGAGGAGTTCTCAAGATTCTGGATGTCAATAATTGGCACTAGAGGTGCAACTGGTAAAAAGACTATCAATGCACAAACACAGTTTAACGCATTGTTTGATGATGCTGATAGTACTCCGGTTGTTGAAGAAGCAAACGTTGAAGATTTACAAGAAAGTAAATTGGAGGAGTTAGAAAATGAGCAAAGCAAGTAAAAGTGAAAAGAAACTAAAAGAAGAACACAAATGGTATGACAAGATAACTGGCGAACTTACAAAGGAAAGAAAGTTTGATCGATCTTGGCAAACAGAAGAACTTTTAAAAAGAACTAAAAAAATTAAATTAGCAATCAAGGATAAGTTAGAGAACATTAAAAAATGAACGCAACTGCACTATTTTCAACTTTATTATTAGAAGAGCATCTTGATTTAGATAACAAGACCATTAAGCAGGCTTGTTATGATATGAAAGAAGATCAGCACTATAATGAACAAGAAGGTGGTTGGCAGAGTGATAGGTATTTAGGCGATCATAGATTTAGTGATCTTAAAAAAGCAGTAGATGATATGGCTAAAAAAGTAACTGAGGAATACTATACTCTTTGCTGTCCCATACAAAGAAAGAACGAATGGATAAACATTAACTATCCACACGGTGCAGAAACTAACATTAATCAAGTTCATATGCACGATAGAAATGTTTTAAGTTTTGTTTACTATGTACAAGCAGATGAAGATTGTGGTATGCTAACTTTGTTTAGTCCACATCAGTTATATGATCAGGCTGTTCCGTATAGATATGTTAAACATCCTAATGAATGGAATAGCACTAGATTTAGGATTGAACCAAGACCTGGTAAGCTAGTTTGTTTTCCTAGTTACTTGTTGCATCAGGCTAATGCAAATAAAAGTAAAAGAGATAGAATTAGTATTGCCTTTAACGCAGATATTAACGATGGGAGTTTTCAATGAAACGTGATTACCAAGATGGCGAAAAAGATAACGTAACATTGTTTACAGGCGTTGAAGTTGAAAAGACTCCTGCGTTTGGACAAAAGACTTTGTTTGTAGTAGGTATACAAAATCCAATTGACCTTATACAAAAAGCAAGAGAAGAAGATTGCACACACATTTACTTAGGTGCTAATCAAAGTTTTGCTCCAGAAGATAAAAGAGATAACATTGAAGACTGGCATGATATGATTAGTGTGCTACTAGAAGAAGGTTGGTTAGTTACATTAGATTATGACGTTAGTTATCATCAGCTTGTAATTGATCATTTACACGAAAGCACTTTACCAATGAGTTCAATATTCCGTAATTTTATTCCGCAGATTAGTGTTAAGATTCCGCATATTGAAGAACTGAACTACAATGCTTGTATTAAGATCGATGATGTCGATTACAATCATTCGAACCCAGGTGTATGGGTTCATCAAGTAAATGAACTAATGCAACGTTCAAAGTTTACAGATTGGAAAGAGTATACCAAAGATAAACCAATAAAAGAGGTTGATTAATATGCTAGAAGATGCTACAATATTAAAAGAAAATGAACACTTGTCTACAGATGATTATATTAGACAAAAATACAAAGAGGAAGGCAAAAAACAGACTATGAATACTGCAAAGAGAATGATTTGGGTTACATTTAGAAAAGAAGGTATCCACAAATATCCTGCGGCGTTGGACGATCCTAAATTAGCAACAGGCGACGAATATGATGTTAGCTTTTTAGGTTATCCACATAGGCATATCTTTCACTTTAAGGTTGCTATTGAAGTATTCCATGATGACAGAGATATTGAATTTATTCAATTCAAACGTTGGTTGGAAAAACTTTATGCTGAAAAAACTTTAGAGCTTGACTACAAATCTTGTGAAATGATTAGCGATGATTTGTATACACAAATAAGTGAAAAATATCCTGGCAGAGAAGTTCACATTGATGTTTCAGAAGATGGTGAGAATGGTGCTCACATCGAATACGCAAAATAGAAGAGGAGATCATAAAGTGTCATATTTTGCAGAGAACCCCGAAGTCGTAAAAATCTTTGACGACTTGGACAAGTTTCGTGATTTTTGTCGTTTTGAAGGATACAGATTTAATGAAAGAGATCTGTATAGTGAGAAGTCAAGGTCCTATCAGGCTTTTTTAGATCCTGTGAAGGCCAGAAAAGAAAGGCGTGAAAGGAAACAAGCACGTTTTAAGAAAAGGAGACACTAGTGATATATATTGTAGATATTGAAGCAGTTGATACACGTTATACAAAGCAATGGAAAGAATATCTTCCAAAGCAATTAAAACGTGCTACCAACGAACAGGTTGAAGTGATAAGTGGTGGAGATACTCCACAAGCAACCACTCCAGGTGCGTTCTTAAACTTTGGCGGTACAAATGTCTACAAGAGCAAACAGTTAGAGATCATAGGAGAAATGTTTTGCAATGGACAAATACAAAACGGCGATTATTTTCTCTACACTGATGCCTGGAACCCTACAGTTATTCAATTGCGTTATATGGCAGAACTATTGGGTGTTGACATTCGCGTTGGTGGTTTGTGGCACGCAGGTAGTTATGATCCGCAAGACTTTCTTGGCAGACTAATAGGAGATAAGCCTTGGGTTAGAAATGCAGAACGTTCTATGTTTGAATGTTATGACAATAATTTCTTTGCAAGTGATTTTCATATAAACATATTTGTAGAAGCATTTAAAGAAGTAGGTAACTACGTAGGATTAAGCACAGATAAAAGCAAAGTACAACGTGTTGGTTGGCCTATGGAATATCTAAAGAATAGCTTGGACAGTTACAGAGGTATGCCTAAGGAAAACATTATATTATTTCCGCATAGAATTGCTCCTGAGAAACAACCAGATATATTTAGAGATTTAAGAACACACTTGCCAGACTATGAACTTATTGTTTGTCAAGAACAAGAACTTTCTAAAATAGAATATCATAACTTACTTGGTAGAGCAAAGTTAGTGTTTAGTGCTAACTTACAAGAAACACTAGGTATTAGTTGGTATGAGGGTGCATTAGTAGATACACTACCAATGGTTCCAGATAGATTAAGTTATAGTGAAATGGCACTAGATGAATTTAAATATCCAAGTCAATGGACAATAGATTTTAAAAACTATGAAACTAATAGAGAACAACTTGTAAATAGAATAAAGAAATATATGGAAAATTATGAGGAATATCTTCCAGCATTACAAAAACAAGTACGTAAATTACAAGATGATTTCTTTAGTGGACAAAAACTATATGGAGCAATAGGTAATGGATCCTGATGATACTAAAAACAGTAAGTTAACAATCTCAATCGGCGGCAAGGAAATAACCCCTTCTAGCACATATACTTACGATACTAGTATTGATACAAATGATATTGTTTATACTGGTTGTAGTTCAGGATGTATTGATAGCAGTTACTCGTTTGCTCCAACATACACAGTTGGAGATATGAATGACACAGGCGGAGAGTTTTCGATTAACTTTGATGACTTTAATCCTAGACCTGAAGTGTGGCCTTCACAACACACTATTGAAGAAATGATTAAAGAGTATCCTGCATTAGCTTTGCAGTACACAAGATTTATAGAGCTTTACAACTTATGTAAAGACGATTACTACAGTGGTAAGAAAAATGATGGACTTGTTTAAGAATAGAAAAAGAACAATATATGATAGAACAGGAAAGATACCATATCTCGTTAGATGGTACATTTTCCTTAAAGATCGAAAGAGCTTCCCGTTCAATGTCACTTTGCATAAAATATTAGTAAGTGATGAGCCTGTACTACATGACCATCCTTGGAGTTGGGGTACAATGATCCTGAAAGGTGGGTATTGGGAACACACGCCGTTAAGAGCCGAAGAAGGTCATGTAGTAGGTAGTACTAGAAAATGGTGGGGACCAGGTACTGTAAGATTTAGAAAAGCAGATGACCTACATTGGTTAGAACTTGCTAAAGATAAAGACGGTAATGAAATTCCATGTTGGAGTTTATTTTATATGGGTAAGAAAGCCAAAGACTGGGGCTTTATGCAAAACGTAAAAGACATAGGATATCGTTGGATACATAATGAAAAATATTTGAAAGATAGAAAAGTAGATGAGAGAACCTAAAGTTACAGAAAAGTTAGACGGAAGAATGTTCATCTTTGATGATGCATTTGAACCACCTGAACTAAATGAGCTTGTACGTGATGTACAGAACTGGCCATACTTATATGGAGAAGTTGATGACGGTGATTTGCCGCCAACAGGAATGAGTACAGGTGAATATACAGGTACAAAAACATTTCATGCACTTTGGGAGTTTTGTGAAAAATATGTTCCACAAGTACACGGTTGTATATTAAAAAGATCACACGCAAATATATTTGCTCCAAGAGAGCCTGCTTTTTATCACGTAGATGATGAAAGTGATGAAGCATGGACATTTATGTTTTATGCAAATAATAATTGGGACATAAACGATGGCGGTGAAACAAAGTTTATTACTAACTTACAAAATAAAAAAGAAGGATATGAAGGAACAGAGTATCCTGAGATAATTGCTATTCCACCTATTCCAGGCAGAATACTTATATGGAAAAGTAACGTATTACATACTGCAACACCTATGAGAAACACACATAGGTTTACACCTACGTTTAAGTTTATAAAGTTCTTAAAAGAAAAGCATGGTAAAGGTGAAGGTGGTATTGTAATGGGTCAAAAGGAAACTTATCCTTGGCACAAAGAATACGTGCCACCTATGCCTATCACAAGTGAATTGCATAACATAGTAAACATAAACGTATATGAAACAAACTTAACTAACGTAGACGACAAGGAAATATTAGATTGTGTAAGCAAGTATGATAACGAAAGGATTGATGATAATCCTGAAGATACACACTATGAAGATTTTAAATTTCCAAACAATCCTTGTTGTATGCACTTCATGAGTGAAATAGAAAAAGCAGTTAAGCAATATACAAATGAAGATTTAGAACTAACTGGAATATGGACACACAAAACAGAACCAAATGGTAGTACTGCCTTTCATAGTCATACTAAAAGTAAATGGTCTTTTGTGTACTATCCAGCTCACGAGGAAGGTCAAGGTAACTTGCACTTTACAGTATTTGTAAATGATATGCCTCGTTTTGAAAAAGAGATACAACCTAAAGCAGGTATGCTCTTAATATTTGATTCAAAGATTTCTCATTACACAGGGAAAAATGTAACGGATACTGATAGGTACTCTATTAGTGGTAACTTTAATATTAGGAGTAACAATGATTAATAAGAAGTTCTACAGTTGGAAAGATGTAGAAACTATGTGTACATCAATCGTAACTGATATGTACAACGACTTTTATAGACCTGACTATATTGTAGGTATTACAAGAGGCGGTAACGTGCCTGCAACTATTATAAGCAACATGACAGGAATACGTTGTGAGTCAATAAAAGTAAGTTTGCGTGATAATGAATCAGGTAAGACAGGTGATAGTGTTCACTGGATGGCCGACGATGCGTTTGGTATATTAGATGGTAAGATTGCATCGGGTAGTCCTACAAGTAAAAAGATTTTAATCGTAGATGACATAAATGATACTGGTGCTACATTCAATTGGATTAAAAAAGATTGGGAGTCACGTCATCAAGACCCAGACAAATGGCAACGTATATGGGGTAACAATGTTAAGTTTGCAGTACTAACTGAAAACCTAGCAAGTAATTTTGGCGGTGTATCATACTCCTGTGATGAAGTAAACAAAGCTGAGGAAGACGTTTGGTTAGTTTATCCTTGGGAGAACGTAGGAACTTATGATTAACATTGGTTGGTGTTGGACAGGAAGTATACCAGAGCTATTGGTCGTAGAGCCTGAAAGATTTAAAACACCAAAAATAGTAAACAAAGAATACAACAAAAGAGGTGTAATAGATTGTCCTTCCTATCAAGGTTTCTATAGTAACTTATTCCTTTTGAAATCACCTGTGTCTTTTACTGCTACGCCAAAAGATGGTGCAGTAGAAATATCAAGTGACGAAGTAGATACACAACAATTACAAAATTTAGTTACACTACATCAGCCAAATGAAATGTATGATACAGGTAAACCTATGTTTCAATTTAATTTAAACTATTTGTTTGTAGCAGATGATCCGTGCTTAATGGAAATACTGCCACCGTTTATGCACATGGATAAATTTCCAGGTGAAGTAATTGGCGGTAGCTATAACATACATAGTTGGATAAGAAGTATTAGTTGGGGATTTGTATTTGCTAACACAAAAAAGAAGCTAGTAATTAAACGTGGTGATCCACTATGCTACGTGAAGTTTACAACACCAAAATTAAATTCATTTGTGCAATTAAAAGAATGTATTCTTACAGATGATCTTATAAAAGAATTGGATAGAAAAAGATTCTTGACACAGTTTAAAAAAGGTGGTATAATAAATTTAATGAGCAGAGCATTAAAATTAAGACCAAAAAAATTAATAAAAATAAAACCTAAGCTATGAAAGATAATATTGTAAAATTTCCTGATATAAAAGATAGGGTACATATATTACATTTTAAAGTACCAGCAGTAATTAGTATGCACAAAAAAGCGGATAGCGATATTGCACTAGAGATAAGACGTTTGAATGAAAGAGAAGGTATTGGACAAGCCTGGGTACCTGCAAAGAACATGACAGAAGCTAAAAAGAAATTACATGATATGATTAAAGTAACGGAGTGGATAGATGATGCGTGAAGACCTTATGGTGCAACAACAGGTAGAAAATTTATGGCAACACTTTGTAGGTGTAATATGTTTGAATCAAACAGGCAGAATACAAGTTAAAAGAGTGTTACCAGAGTTTTTTGATAAATGGCCTACTCCACAAAAGTATTTAAAGAGCGATAAAAAAACTGTAATTGAAGTTATAAAAAGTTTAGGCTTTTACAATAGACGTGAAAATACTATTAGACAAATGACTAAAGATTTCTTAACTTGGGACGGAGAAGATGCAACAAAACTTTATGGTATAGGTAAGTATGGGTCAGATAGCTATGAATTATTTTATAAAAAACGTATACCTGAAAACGTAGGCGATCACGAATTACAAAGATATATTAAGGAAGAGTTTAATGGAGTTTAGTCAAGTACCTTGGAAAGATGTGTTGATAGACACAAAAGAATTTACTGTGTTTAAGGACAAGTATCCTGTGACAGAAGGACACGTTCTTTTTGTGCCTAAGGTTGAAGACTGGCAACACTTGACGGCTTGTTTCAAAGCCGCTTATAAATGGGGATATGATTGGGTTGAACGTGGTTATTGTGATGCCTTTAACATAGGACAGAATGTAGGCAAAGAAGCAGGACAAAGTGTAATGTATCCACACGTACATTTAATACCAAGACGTTTAGGAGATATGAAAGATCCTAAAGGAGGTGTTAGAGGAGTTATTCCAGAAAAGCAAAAATATGTAGATAAAGATCTAAATACACGTGAAGGAAAGTTCACAACAAAAGAAATTATTGAAGCACAAGAAAGGATCTTAAATACATAATGAGAATCGCGGCATTAGGTTGTAGTCACACTTGCGGATATCATGTTAAGGATATTCCAGAAGATAAAGTGTTAGATATAAACACTTGGCCTTTTAGTGGCAAGTGGAATGACAATAACTGGGCAGAATTTTATATTAACGATAAAGATGCTGACGGAGTTATATTTGCTAACAGTAGTAATGGTTGGTGGGAATATAGTGAGTGGTTAAGTTTTTTATTTAAGAAGTATGACGATATCAAAGAAGTTGTTGTGCAAAATACGTATTGGAATCGTTTTAGATTAAGTATGATGGATCCACCTGATTACGAAAACATGGTTCCATTAGATGAATTATATCATTTAGAACATAAAAAAGGTAATATCGACTTGTGGTTGAAAAGACTACACAACGAACAAAAGAACGTGTTTGATATTCCTTTACAATGTTATCCTGAAGACTATTCAAATAGATTACATTTTAACGTAAAATTTGATCCACGTTTTATGATGGGCTCTCCTGATCTTAGAGCAGAACCTTACATGAAGGTAAAAACTTGGATGGAAATTATGTCTCTTAAAGCACAACGGGAGTGGATGAAAGAGATGTATATACTGCAAGAGCTTTGCAGAAACAATGGGGCTGAACTTAAATTATTCAGTCTAAATAAATGGACTTGGATACCGGACGAAATGCTTATCCCGAAGTTACGGAATTCATTTTATAATTTCGACCTAATACAAGTCGCACCAAGTCACGTAGAGGAATGGTTCTTACGTGAAAAGAAAATAGATATTACTAAAACAACAATCGATGGTGAACACTTTGGTGAAGACATCCATAAGATTATTGCTTTAGAATATCTACCACAACAATTTGAAAGGAAACAAGATGTCTAATAGAGCTGAAATGATTAAAGCACTCAAAAGCCATGCACAGGGTCACATCGACAAGCACAAAATGAATGTTGACGTTTACCTAAACAATAGTGTTGGTATTGGCGAGCATCCAGACGTATTAGAAGCAATTGAAAAGGAATTAGCCGTTATTGCTCAATACATGGATGAATTGGAAGTATTGAACAGATACTTTCCAGAATAAACTTGACAAAAAACCTAAATAAGTGTATACTGTTTAGAGTAATGGCAATCCACTGCCTTAACATCGGAGAATAAGAATGGAAAAAGTAAATGAAATAAAAAAGCGCCTAGAAGACGCAGGTCTGAGATACTGGGCGAATGATAACATCAGTGAGGTATTACAGGAAGGTGATAAGCAACAGATTATTGAAGAAGCCATTCCTGCATTTGAAAATGTATTACAGAAATTGTTAATTGATACTAAAACAGATCCTAACAGTCAAGATACTGCTAGGCGTATGGCTAAGATGTATATTAATGAAATTATGAGCGGTCGTTATGATCCAATGCCTAACCCTAGTGCATTTCCTAATTACATTGAAGGTGGTTATGAAGGTATGTTGGTTGTGCGAAGCGAACTGACTAGTTTGTGTTCACATCATCATCAAACTGTAAAGGGTGTAGCATACATTGGAATAATTGCTGGTCCTAAATTACTCGGTTTAAGCAAGTATACACGTATTGCCCAATGGTGTGCAAGACGTGGTACACTACAAGAAGAACTTAATGTTATGATTGCAAATGCAATACAAGAACAGACAGGTAGTGAACACGTTGGTGTGTATGTACAAGCGACACATGGTTGTTGTGAGAATAGAGGTATTAAAGCACATAGTTCTTTAACACAGACTACTGTACTACGTGGAGCATTTAAAGATGATCCAGCAACTAAGAAAGAGTTTATAGATAACGTTAAATTGCAACAGGAACACGCGAAATGATTAGAGAATGGGTAGTTGATGCATGGAATGGTATTATGAATTATGAACGTAATCCATTAAGACACATTCCAGACTTACAGGTTAGACACATGGTGATGCAGGTATTAGCATTTATGTGGTCAGGTGTATTTGCTTTACTTATAGCAGAAAGTATTACAGTTTTTGCTTATAGTTCAATAGCACACATTGTTTTTATTACTGCTATTGTAATTACTGTAGGAACATTTAAGGTTGCAGAAAAAAGTCCTACTTCATTTAATTTTTTAAATGGATATCACAGTTTAGGTAGATCGAGAAACTATACTATCTATCGTGATAAGCATGGTAACGTACATAAGGTAGAGTTACCAAAAGGTGATCCAGGAGGAGAGCATGAATAAGATTAAATGGGCTATATTAGATAACTTACCTACTATATGGATATTAGCTGTCTTTGGCTTTGGTCTTTTAATGGCGTATAACAATGCCTAAGATAGAAATAGCAAAAAAGGATCCAGGCGATAATCATTTTAGTGTGAGCCTTGTTAAAAGTGTATTCCGTATGGTAGCTTGTGGCTTTTTAGTTTACGGCGGATATATGTTAGAATTTTGGGGTTGGCCATTTATGGCGGCAGGCGCAATCTTATTTCTTGCAGAAGTACTTGGTATAATAGAGGAGATTGTATGATGAAAGAAGGACCTATGAAACAACACGTAGAAGAAAATACTGATGGCGTAATTAAACAAAAGTTTATTACGTATCGAAAAAAGGACGGTATGCTTGTAAAAGAAACAAGTGTAAGACAGTTCCACGGCAATGGTGACTATAACGATAGTTACTATCATGAACCATTAGCAAAAATAAGTGATTAAATATGGCAGAGAAGAAGTATTATTACAGTGAAATATTTCATTCGATTCAGGGTGAAGGACATTATACAGGTGTCCCAACTGCATGGATACGTTTCTTCTTATGCAATTTACAATGTAGTGGCTTTGGACAAATAGATCCAACAAATCCAGATACATATGATTTGCCATTTTTGAACTATGATGTAAGCCAAGTAAAAAGAGTTGAAGACTTGCCTGTATGGGAAAAAGGTTGCGATTCAAGTTATACTTGGGCTAAGAAGTACAAGCATCTAATGGGGCAAGAAACTCCTGAAGTATTAGCTAACAAGATTGTTGATATACTAAAGACGGATTCGAACCCAGAAGGTAAGTTCTTACATCCTATGAGTAAGCAAAGACAACACTTATGTTTTACTGGCGGTGAGCCTTTAATGGTTACAGGACAGGCGGCAAGTGTTGGCATATACAACGAATTATTAAAGCAAGGTAACTTGCCAGAGTCAATGACTTTTGAAACTAATGGTACACAAAAGTTAAAACAAGAATTTAAGGATTGGGCTACAGGAATAGATCAAGAAGTGTTCTTTAGTTGTAGTCCTAAATTGTTTACAGTTAGTGGTGAACAAACTAAAAAAGCAATCATTCCAGAAGTAGTTGGTGAATATAGACAAGTTTCTAAAGCAGGACAATTAAAATTTGTTGTAGGATCTGAACAAAGACAATGGGACGAAATGGATTCTGCTATAGAAAAATTTAGAGCAGAAGGTGTAGATTGGCCTGTATGGATAATGCCTGTAGGGGCTAGAGAAGAAGAGCAAACTGCGACAGCCGGAGACGTTGCTAAATTGGCTTTTCAACGGGGATATAACGTGGCGGCAAGAGTTCACGTTTATCTGTTTGGTAATGCAATTGGCACGTAGGAGGTGAAGCATGAAACCGATACAAACATTATTAACAATATTCATATTCTTTGTAGCATTAGTAATCTATAAAGAGAGTCTGGCAGTTGAATGGAATCAAAAGCCTGTTGTTTGCGGACAATGGCCTGAGATTCAACAAGGACTAAAAAATAGGGGAGAAATACTCTTAATACAAGGAACTCAACAGACCGCAGTATACGGTGGTAAAGATTATGAGCTATCTGATATAGCCGCACTTTTACCAATGTCAATTTGGGTCAATCCAAAAACAAAAACGTATACAATACTAGAGTTCCATCCGACATACCAATCACATTGTATTATAAGTTTTGGTATTGATTGGAGAATAGAAGGAGAACAACTATGAAGGACTTTATAAACAAAGTCAAAGATAAGTTTGTTAAAAAAGAAAAGGCAGGTGAAACTTCCGAAGAAAAAAGACTACGTCTTTTACAGGAAGAAAAAGCCGCGGCAACTAAGGCTAAGAAACCTTGGGTTGCAGTTTTGAATACCCACGTAAATCATAATGATATTAAGAATGGGTTTTTTGAACTAGATTGGAATAACGAATTTATTGAGCAACTACTTGATGCAGGTTATTCTGGGGAAACAAATGAGCAGATTGTTGATGCATGGTTCAAAACTATTGCAAGAAACATTTTGGAAGAACAAGGTTTGGATCCTAACAGAGGAGCAGGATATATCAAAATCAATAAAAACAAAGATGGTAAGACAGAAATTAGTTGACAACTTGTTTAATTTATGCTACAATTATAACATAATATAAATTTAAATAGGTAGTACAATGAAATATGTTTTGGTAGATACGGCTAATACTTTCTTTAGAGCTCGCCATGTAGTACGAGGCGAACTAGATATAAAAGTTGGTATGGCTTTCCATATTACATTTAATAGTTTGAAAAAGGCATGGAACGACTTCGATGCTGATCATATCGTATTTTGTTTAGAGGGTAGAAGTTGGCGTAAAGACTTTTATGAGCCTTACAAAAGAAATAGGCAAGAAACTAGAGATGCACTTACAGAAGCACAACAAGAAGAAGATAGAGTGTTCTGGGAAACATTTGATAGTTTCAAAGATTTTATTACACAGAAAACTAATTGTACAGTATTACAACATCCTGAGCTAGAAGCTGATGACTTGATTGCAGGTTGGGTACAAGCACATCCTAACGATGAACACGTTATTATTAGTACAGATGGTGACTTTGCACAACTGATTAGTCCTAAGGTTCAACAATACAATGGTGTTAGTAATACAACTATTACACACGAAGGTTACTTTGATGACAAAGGTAAACGTGTGATTGATAAGAAAACAAAAGCAGAAAAACCTGCACCCAATCCTGAATGGTTACTATTTGAAAAGTGTATGCGAGGTGATACGTCAGATAACGTGTTTAGTGCATATCCGGGTGTAAGAGTAAAAGGCACTAAAAACAAAGTAGGCTTACAAGAGGCATTTGCAGATAAAAGCAATAAGGGTTATGCTTGGAATAACTTGATGTTGCAACGTTGGGTTGATCATGAAGGGAATGAACACAGAGTATTAGATGATTACAATCGTAATGTTACACTATGTGATCTTACTGCACAGCCTGAGAATATAAAAGAAAAGATTCAAACAACAATTCAAGAGAATGCACAACCTAAGAATATCAAGCAAGTAGGTTTGCGTCTTATGAAGTTCTGTGCATTGTATGATATGCAAAGAATAACTGATAATGCTCAGGCTTATGCTGAGCCATTACAAGCGAGGTATCCTGTATTATGACAAGTTTAAAAGCAAACGAAATTTTAAAAAATAAGTTTTGGATCATCGAGGACACCGACAGCAAGACAAAAGTTGGTACTCTATCCAAAGATCAAGATAACAGATTTATGTATAGTTGCGATACTGGTTCTTATTTCTATGATAATAGGAATGCAGTTGAAAAGCAATTAGGTAACATATTATGGACCAAAGGTGATATTTCCGATAAGGCATCACCAAGCAAAGAAATCTATAATTTACCTACTTCAACTACGCCATATAATACTATGTACGATATTAAACGTAAATTTGGCTTGTTTACTAAAAGTAAAAAGTCTAAGAGTTTATATTGTGCAGGTTATTTTTGTATACATTTTGAAAAGGGTTGGGTAAAAAGTTTTTGTCCCAAGCTAGTTACATTAGAAAAATATGAATATAAAGGACCATTTAAGACCGAATTAGAAATGCGTCAGGAGTTAAGTAATGTCAACAGAGGTTAAACCTTTAAATCCTATTCCGCTACAACAGTTCATTGATAAGGTGAAAGTAGCAGATGCAAGTAAGACACCCGAACTTAGACTTACACTACAAGAAGCTAAGATCCTTGCATTTACACTAGGCGAAGTAATGTCTAGATTGCATGGTGATTTAGAAAAATTAATAGACCAACAAAATAAGACTGAAGAAGTCATTAATGTCGCCGCAGATGGCGGTCAATCCTGGTAATCCTGTAAGCTCATAACCTAGTAATATACGTATATTACTCTGAATAAGAGATAAATATATGTATAGAGGAAAAAGATGAGCAGACCTAAACCAACAGTAGTGCTAGAGCACGTTAATAAAAAAACTTATAAATCTGAGCAAGTCTTAGATGCGGAAGCCATTTGGGCAGTATTCTTCAAAGACAAACCTTTTAATTTAAAAAGTTCTAATGTATTAACAAACTATCCTGGACCTAAATATAAAAAAGTCTCTTTTTCAAATCCAGGTCATGCACACAATCTTGCTAAAAAATTAAACGACTTATTCAACTGCGAAGACTTTACAGTGGTTAAACTTACTGCTGGTGAAACAGTAAAAGAAGAATAATCATGAACTGGAAAGAAACCTATACCAAGGTGTTCTTGAA